GTTTAGAACATACCATAGAATTGCTCTATTCTGAGCTTTGATATCTGCTGTATGATTAAACAAAGTCATATAACTAGTTTCTTTTTCAATCAACGTCTTACGACGCTGAAGAATTTCTGAAGTTACTTTTTCGATTTTTTGCTTGTAATCTTCATCACGTTCTGACTCTGGTTTTAGATTAAGAATAGTTAATCTGCTTTGCAAATCTCCAATTTCTCCAGCGGCAGAAACCATGATCTTAGCATCATTGTCACTAATCAAACCACCAGTGTCACTATATTTATTTAGCAACATCGCCTTTGTTAAAATACCATTTCGGATGCATCTGCTCATTTCAATACTGAATTCCATGTCAGCTTCCTGCATTTGTTTGCGATTTGGCTGAAGAATATTAATTTCAACAGGAATCTGCTTCTTTACTTTTTCTTTATAAGTTCTTGTTACCTGCTCCCCTTGTTCATTTGTTACCGTTTCAGTCTTATCTTCTTCGACCTCGGCATTTTTAAAAATATTGAAACTATACAGAGACTTTGACATAATTTATTTATATTAATATATATTCTATAGTTTTTCAACCAGTGTAAAGTTATATATGGCTACGAATCTTATATCCGCTTCACAAAGAGTCGCACTCAATGCGGTTATGGAGGATATTCATGAGACATTTGCTCGCGAAATTACTGTTTTTAAAGAAGCTTCTCAGATTGTGATAATAACTGATCCTAATTTTAATCCACTATATAATACTGCCGGTCAAACTACTTCATATGTAAATACACCTGTTTATAAGACATTTAAAGTTAGAATACAATATAATGATGATATTGGTAAAAAATATTGGAGCGAATCAGGTTTAGCTTCGCAAATCAAACTAGAAGCAGTTGTAGGCTCTGTTAGAATTAAGATAAAAGCAGAAGACTATGAATATATAAAAGATGGTCGTCGTTTTGATTTAGATGGCAAAAGATTTGTTTTGAATTCTACTTTTAAACCACACGGTTTATTCGACAATCAATTTTATACTCTTTATCTCAAACCTGATCCATAAGATATGAACCCCGAATGGATAAAAATGTTTCAAGATTTGCAGGCTGACAAAGAATACCAAAACGAAATAAAAAGAGTTATTGATCAAGAATTTAATAAAATAAAAAATGAATTCATTGACGAATTCATGAATCATCCTATTACTCAGGAAATTCAAGGTGGAATAAGCGCCACAAATTCATCAAACACACTTGGCGGAATTACTAATTTATATTCTTTTATTGGATTTGATGAAGGAACTGACCCTATTAGGCCAATAGAAGAGCTATTAAAAAAATCAAATTATAGAATATTATTTAATAACAGGTCTGTTGAAGCAACAGTTATTTTTGATATACCAACTGCTGCTCAAATATTTGAAATAACTCCTATGCCTTGGGCAACTGGAAGAAGTTGGGCCAGAGGCATAGAAACTGGCATTTCTGGTCTTGGATATTATCTTAAAAAAACTAAGAACAGTCGTTCAGGTTTGGGCGTACAAACTACAAACCAGCAAGTCAGATCTGGAGTTATGTTCAAAAATTCTAAATATATATCTGATTTAATAAATAGATTCAATAAAGAATTAAAACAGTTAAATAAATAAAACGAATGAAACCCACTTTTTCACATAATGTAGTAAACAGTTTCTTTTTATGGTTCGATAATTTTTTAATGACCAAAGGTGATGCTTATAAAACATATACAACAAAATTATACAGTAACCCTGATTTTAGATTGGGAAATGATAAAGTCGCCTATAGTTCACCATATAAACAATGGGTATATGATAAAAGCATAACAGGAGCCACAATTCCTAGTGGATTCACTGTTAATGGAACTTTCTTACCAACTGGAACTAGCGGAATGAGAATTGATTTTGATAATGGACGCATAATATTTAATAGTGGAGTTCCAACTAACTTAAATATTTCTGGAACATATTCTGTAAAAGAAATAAATAGTTATGTAACTGATCAACCTGAAGATAATTTAATCATCGAAGGAAAATATATTAATAACAGCAGATTCACCGTTGTTGAAACTGGCATCGCTCCTTATAACCCAGTAACCCCTTGCGTATTCGCTTCATTAGAAACTGCTCACAACACAGCCTTTGCATTTGGCGGCGAAGATGAAACTAAATGTATTTTTAAAGTTGTAGCTTTCTGTGAAAATTTATATCAATTAGATGGCGTATTAAGTATTTTTGGCGATTCTTATAATGAAATTTTTAGCGTCATCCCAATGACCGCCCATCCTCTTGGAGAATTTAATGAAATAAAAACTGGTCTTTATCCTACTGGATATGATTATAACTCTGTAAAAAACATTTATGGTTCAGAAACTCTTTTTATATCGCATGTCGAAACATCAAAAATACGAGATAGCGTTTTAAAAGAATTGAATCCTATATTACACATAGGATTTTTAGATTTTGAAATTAAAGCTTACAGATATCCTAGATTATAAAAATTTCACAACAATCCGTATACACTGTAAAAACTAATAACATTTTAAACAAATAAAAATATGGCAAGAAATCGTGTAATTTACCAAAGTCAAGCGCTTTTCATCGCTCCTAGCTCAACTGGATGCCAAGTATCTGGTCAAGGAAAAACCTCTGAACCTTTTGGACCAACTACTCCTGCTGAGTTGTTAGCTGGAGGAAGTTTGTTAAAAAAGCTAGATCGCGTTCAAAATTGTAATTTTAATTTTACAATTAATCGTCAAGATATCAACGAGTTCGGTAAACTAGCTCGTATTGATTCTATCGTTATGGAATCTCCAACAGTTGGTTTGGACTTCAGTTATTATATCACTGATGGTCTAAATGAAAGATTGATGGGATTCAATATGTATTCTCCAAATGATACAACAAATACAATTGAAACCGCACAATCTATTTCCGGTCTTCTTGGCGATTTACAAGGTAATAATTATTACATTCTAACCGTACAAGAAGGTGAAGACGTAGTTGGAACAACCAGTTCAACAACTCCAGCTAATTCAAATACAGTTGTTGGAATTGGTAATGGATTTATTAGTGAATACAGCTTTGATGCTTCAGTTGGCGCTATTCCAACAGCAAGTGTTACTGTTGAAGCTTTTAATATTAAAGCTGATGCTCTTACTGGTAATTCAAATGGTGTTATTACTGGAACTTCTCCAGCTATTAATATTACAGGAAGCCCAGCAACTAAATTCACTTCGACTGGAACATCTTATGGTCTTTCTGGAGCATTTACAACTGGAATTTCTAATGTTACAGCATTGAGACCTGGAGACATCGTTCTATCATTAAATAATCCCGATGGTATGATTGATGTAAGTGGAGCTAATTCAGCCCATATTCAATCATTTCAGTTTACAATTCCATTGAGCAGAACAATTTTACAACGTCTTGGAAATACATTTGGTTTCGCAAGAGTTATTAATGTTCCAATCAATATGGATATAACTATAAATGGCATTGTTTCTGAATTGAAGACTATGAATCTTTTTGATGAATTGCTTACAGGAACTAAGACTAATTTCACAATTACCTTGAATGATTATAGTGGAAGTGCAAAAGTAAAATATGGAATTTCTGGCGCACTTTTATCATCCGAAACTTATTCTGAAAATCTTGGAGATAATCAAAGTGTTGATCTAACATTTAGTCTTCAACTTGGCGGTGCAAATGATACACAAAACGGTGTATTCATGTCTGGATCGTATACTGCTGATAGTATTGTTAAAGACTTCTATAAACTTGGTACTGGTAAACTAAGTTAATAAAATCTAATAAAAAACCCCCAGTCGCAAGACTGGGGGTTCTTTTTTTTAATTATGGATTTCCATATCCATATGGATAATAAAAATATCCAGATCCTGTATATATTGGCGAACCATCTTCACCAGCTACTTGAACAGGTTTTGCGTTATATATGTTATAACTTGCAACTAACTTTTCCATCTCATCTCTAGCATCAGTTGCTAATCCGCGATATGTTTTTGCTAATTCATTTTTATTTGTGCGTGTGATCATTGTGTCTCCTTCGCGCAATGTCACGAAATCTACTGAGCTATCAACTCCTCTTAGAACTTGACGAGTTTTTTTGGTATAAAACTCATATAAGTACATTTGTTTGTATATAGACCTTTCTTCTTGTTGAAAAAATCCAGTAGGAATAAAGTTGCCACTTTCAACATAAAATTGACTATATATTTTTGTATTTAATAAACCAACGTTGTTGGCAAGCCAACCTGAAATATAATAAAATTGAGCATAACCACTGTCATAGTCAAATTCATTTGCGAATATTTCATCAGCTAAATCATGCACACTATAAGCTACCATATATTTATATTACACTTTTTATGAAAAATAAGAATTTAAATCAACCATTAAAGCTCGGCATTGGAGGAAATGGTGGTAAAGAAATATTATCAGCAGAAGTTGGAATCGTGGGCCAAACAACTTGAGTGATATCAGTAATGTCAAGCATACTTCTCAACTGTTGTCTAAAAGTTTTAAAATCATTTTTAGCAACATCAGAGATTGGCGCATCACTTAATTGCGTAAAATCAGTTAGCAAAAGATACTGATCTCTTGTCATTCTTATACTAG